CCAATGAACCCTTCATTCAACGGGTTCTTTATGTTTTCTTCACCTGCATCAAGCTGCTCTAGTACCTGTCGAATACCTACTTCAAACAGGTTACGCTCCATTCCTTGAAGACCTAGAACAAATGCAGTAGTTGTTTCTCTGATGTCTTTACTTACGTTTAAACGATCAAAGTAATCTCCCATAGCTGCCATAAAGTTTTGAACAGAGGTGCTTGGGCCTGTATTGTCTAAATCTTCTCCGGTATAACGGTCAAATGTATCGCCACGGTCATAAATAGTTGTTGTAGTTGGTGATGATCTTTTACCCATTACTTAGACACCCCCGCTTGCTTCTCGTAAGTTCTCATTGCACCTAATCCTAACATTCCCATCAACACGGGCATCATGGTCTCCAAAGGAACTAAAGGTATAACTATGTCTAACTCAAGCAGAGCCAGAACAAAGTTACTAAAGGGGATAGTAATAAAGTTCCCAAACATACCTAAGACACATACCCAGCCTACTGCTGGCCTCCAACCTGCCACAAATAATGACTTGTGTGCTGCTTCTACTTTGTTAACCCCAAGCTGGGCCTTAGCAAGCTCCTGAGCGTGTCTCTGAGCCATTGTAGCCACTTCATGCGCTAGTTTAGACTTAGTGTCGGCATCAGGTATAAACTTGTCTAGGAGTCCCGTAATGGGACCTATGAGCTTATCAATCACGGCTACTTCCTAATTAGTTCGTTGATAGCCTTCCAAGCCTCAACCATTTTAGATTCTAAAACATCCAACCTATTAAGTATCTTGCCAATAGTCAAAATCAATAAAAACACACCTGCTGCGACGGGCCAGCTTTGAACGATGATTTCCCACGTCTCCATTAGACATCCTGTTTGAAGATTTTCTGGACAGTAGGGCTTTCCCAGATCCTAATACCCAGCCAGACGATAGTTAAAGCTGACGCAAGGGGAGGCAACCAGCCAGCCATAGTCGCAACAGTTCCAGTAACAGCTAGTCCGTCTACTATAGTTTTTGCCTCCTCTTGCATTATTATGGACTCCCTATATAAGCCAACCCAGCTGAAATAGCTGAATTGAGTGGAGACATATCGTGACCAGCTTCCCAAAAGTCCTTAGTTACCATGATTTGTAGGTGTCTAACATTGCGGTCTACACATTCAATAGGCTGGATATACCCTGTGTCGTCTGCAACTATAGCATTGATGAGCGTGACGCTTTCTAAAGCCCAAGCATACTGTTGAGAAGGTGTTGGTTCATTAAACATTAGTTATTCTCCAGTTCTGCTACTCGCGCTGTAAGCTCTTGTATAGCCTTTACTAAAATAGGTACTAAGTTGCCCATGCTAGCTTCGAGCTTATTAGGGTTGTCTTCAAGCACTAAATTAAGATCAGCTTTGTTTGTGCCAGCAGCCTCAAGCAACTCTTGTGCGATGAAGCCTTGTTCTACTTTACCGTCTTTAATGTTACCGTCTCTAGTAGCCCACTTAAACTGACGAGGCTGTAGCGTGTTGATAAAGTCTAAGCCATAAGGTGTGTCAACAATGTCAGTCTTATCTCTAGCGTCCGACAGAGACGTAATGCTTGTTTGATTACACCGAAGTGTATTAATATCTGTACCGCCTAACGTAAACTGATAGCTCGATGTGGCAGAAGTGGGGTTTGAGTTCCAGCCTATGCAGACGTTTTGTTGACCTGTTGTTACTTGATTTCCTGCTTGATTCCCTATAAAAACGCTGCTTAAACCACCAGTAGTACAGTTACTTCCAGCGAACCAACCAACAGCAGTAGAGAAGTTAGTGTTTACGTTTTTTAGGGCACCACGACCAACAGCCGTGCACCCTGTACCAAGTGTAGCAAGCGACATAGCGTCATGGCCAATAGCCGTGTGGCTCGAACCCAACCCTGTCATTATTTCACCGGAACCACTACCTATAAAAGTGTTAGTCGTGCTCTGTGAAGTAATTGCAGCACCAGCGCCAGCACCTAGCGTCACTGTATCGGCGGCAGTTGGGTTGTTAGCGTCTAGTTGTGCGCCAACTGGGACAATAGCGCCGCCTGAGTCCTTTGTGTACAGCTTTTTATCTGTGACGTTAATAGCAAGCTCACCCTGTACTAAGTCACCAGCAACGGGAGCAGCACCTGCGGTACTTGAGTTCTTTGTTATAAGTGTAGTCATGTTCTATTTCTCTGCCATTGATTGAGTTGTTTGGTAGCGGAAGAAGATACCGCCCATTCCGAACAGGGTGCTGGCTAACATGATAGTCTCAGCAGACAGGTTAAGCTGTAGGACGTACACCTGTAGAGCCGCTAGGGTTATGCCAAAGACTTGCCATCTGTTACTACGACTACGCCAGAACTGCTTTAGTTTGTCCATGCTAATCCCCTAGTATTGGGCGGGTGTCTGGGAAGTCTGCTGTAGACGGCCAATTTCTCAATGCTTCTCGATAAGCCATGTAAACAGCACGTTGTGGATGATCTGTCAAAGGCACAATGTAGTCTGTAGCAGACAGCTCCATGTCACGCCACATACGAGCAGCTTCTTCCGCTGTAGGTTCCGCTGGTGTAGGTTCTACATAAAGTTCATAGTAGTCAAAGTTAGCCGCAACAAACTCAGCGTCAGAATTGATGGTGTTTAAGATATTACCGTCAGCATCTTTAATATTATATTTCATATTCTTCTCCTACGGTATGTACTGAATAACAACACAGCCTTCACCACCACGGCCTGAAATTATATTTAAAACAGTGCTATTAAGAGTAAACCCTCCACCACCTCCTATGGAAGCGTGACCCACTACCGAAGTGGCGGAAAAGTATGCGCCACCACCTCCTGCTAGTTCCCCTGCAGGCAGGATTGGACCGGAGCTGGAGTTACCATCTGTTGCGCCACCGCCACCACCAGATATTTGCCCTAAGCTGGATGAGTAAAAATCACCGAGAACATCACAATTTGCACCGTAACTTGTAGCGCCGCCGCCACCTGTTTCGCCACCGTCATTACCTGTTCCTAACAAACCAACAGCGCCACCGCCTTTGTTATAGCCTCCGCGTCCACCTGTGTTGTTAACGTCTCCACCAGTAGCAGTGCCTCCAGCAGTGTAAGTGTTACTGCCTACAACTCCACCTGCGCCACCAGTAGCTGTTAGCGTAGAGCCTAAACCTGTACCTGCAACAGATGTAGTGCCTCCTGCTGTTCCTGCGGCTACGGCTCCCATAACAGATGCGCCACCTGCACCAATCACTACAGTAAATGAACCTGAAGTTGTGACTGCTAGAGAGTTCTTTCGACAGTAGCCACCCGCCGCACCACTTTCAAGAAGTCCAGTATTCGTCCCACAGCCACTACCACCTGCACCAATAACGTGAATCCTTATGTTGCCGTCTTGAGGCGGAACCCATGTTTGGGAGTTGTGTAAAAAGATTGTGGGATATGAAGCTGATCCACCGCCGCTTATGAAATCTGTAAAATTACTCATGACATCACCCACCCTTGCGTTGCGTCTGTATATATAAACTGAATTGAGAGATATGCTGCATTCATCGTGAAGTCACTCGCACTGCTCATTATGTTGCTACCGTTTCTAGCCACCACTGTGTCAGCGAAGTTACCCACGGTAATTAGGACTCTTTGCCCTATGGCCGGTGACGCAGGAAGTGTAATTGTCTGAGTAGCTGCGCTAACATAAACGTGTGTGTTGACAGTAGCAGTGATAGAAGTAGCCGTAACAACAGTTGTAATACCCACTGTTACAGGCTCTGAGGCTATCACGCCTGATGTTACTCTTGTTAAGGCCATGCTTATAACTCCGGTCGAGTATTAGGGAATGAATCTGTACTGGGCCAATCACGCAGAGCAGCCCGATAAGCCAAAACAGCATCTGCATTAGGGTAGTCAGAAACGGTAGCGGCTACGTCAGTGCGGGCTAGTTCTGCATCACGCCATGTACGCGCTCTCTGTTCTGGAGTTATTAAATCTTTTGCTATTATTAAAGCCATTACGCGACCCTCACATAGT